AATATCAAGATTAGTTGATGGTGCACCTGTTACTTCTGATGGTCGCAAGCAACCACAAATTGAAAAAACTATACTACAGCAAATATGGACCAATGAATCGGTTACAATGTACGAAGGTCAAACCTCTGTTCTATCAGAAACAAATGAACTAGGCTTTTTACCTTTTGTTAACTTTCAGGGCGAAGAAGTTCATAATGCATATATTGGATATCCAATTGCTACTGTTGTACGCAAGCTTAATTCTCATATTAATCAATTATTGACACATATTGGTTATACAATTAAAATGCAGTCTGGTACTCCTATTGTATTCTCTGGTTTTAAATCAGGAGAAACAGTGGTTGTACATCCTGGTAGAGCTGTGAATATTCCAGAAGGCGCAAGTGCAAACGTATTAAAACTTGATCCAAAGATTGCTGAATCATTAGAGTTTATTAAATATCTCGAGGATCGCTTATACACCACTTCTAGCGTGCCTCGCATTTCCGTAGAGGGAGGGGAGGGCCAGTCTGGCCGAGAGCTCATGGTTAGATGGTTCCCTCTATGGAAGGTGTTTCAAGAAAAATCAAATAGATATCAAATATATGAAATGCAATTAGCTAATATGATTTTAACAATTGGTGGCTACCAACCAATCAATGACCTTAAAATACATTGGCCAGAAGAATCAGTATTGCCATTGTCTGCTGCAGATGATAATCTTGAAAGAGATATTAGACTTAATATTGTTTCACCAATAGATGAAATCATGCGTAGAGATCCTCACATGAGTGAGATAGAAGCAGAAGCTGAATACTTAACAAATGCAACACAAAATGCAATGATTAATCAACCAAAAGAGGTACTATAATGGCTACATTAAGAAGAAGGACTAAAGATAATCCTATAGTTCCTAATGTTCCACCAGAAGGAGAAGAATAAAATGGCCTCATATATTATGCCAATAATGCCAAAACCAGGTGTGCGCTTTGGTCTTCCAATCATGCCACAACCAACTCCTGGTGGAAACAGATTTCAACCAATGCCTGTTGTCGCTAAACCAGTGACTCCATCTTTGGTCTATAGAAACCCAGTATTGCCCGGACGTGCTCCAGTAAGATTTCAGTTACCGATCATGTCTCCAATAACATTTAAACCAACAATGAGGAAATAATGGCTGCTGCAAAATGGTTTACAGTAATAAATAAAAGCTTAACACGTGCAGGAAGAAAAGCTCCAGCTCAATATGGCATTTTGGCAACTACTAAAACAACTAAATCTGGTCCTAATGCATTAGATAGAATAATCTATGATCCATTTCCACTCGGTGGCGGTCCAGCAATTGATCGTAGAGCAGAATATTATGGAACTGGTTCAGTAACAATTACTCCAAGATCAGCACAACCAACATTACAACCAATGCAGCAAACTACAACAATGCGAACAGGTGTAACATATCAAACACCTGGTGGTTTTAAAGTTACAATTCATAGACCTTATCAAAAGTGAGATAACAATGCCTTCATTAATAAGAAGATCACCTTCAAATTTATCTAGACCAGGTGGAATAACTTCTCCAACAAGTATTGGTCCAAATATTCCAAAATTGTCCGATATTGTTTCTGGAGCAGAACAAAAAACAGCAGGATTGCCAGCAAATGTTGTTCCTACACCAGAAATATTAAAGCCAGTTGCACAACCACAAAGCGCATTATCTGGTCTTGAATTTACAACTGGTGGGGCACCCAGTAATTTTTCTTTTAAATCACCTGGTAGAACTGATTTTACAAACTATACTCCGACTGCAAATGAAATTAATGTATTATCTCCACAAAATATAATTGGTGGACAATATATTACTGTACAAAATGTTAAATCAGATTTTCAAACAAGTGAAATAACAGTTGCATATTCAGTTGGACGTCCAGCATCTACTTCAAAACCAAAACCAGAACCAATGTCAAACAAAGTGGTAACATCAAGCAATGCTGCTGCTTTTTCTAGACTATTAGGACGTCAAGTCACTGCTGGAACTCGTTTAAGTATTGCTGATGTTCAAAGAATTAATACTCCAGGAGCAGCATATGCATCTACTGGACCAAGCAGAGGATTTACTGGTGGACAAGGTTACGGTCAGGCATTTCCAGTAAGCGATCAAGCTTTTGCAATCGCTAAGGCTGCAGTTGACCAAGAAAGACTTAGATCACTTGCTTTTAAAGCAGGAATGAGAGTTAAAGTTTCTGACAGAGATGCTGCTAAAATTAAATTTACTGAAGTAAACTTTCCAACAAAAATAAGAAGATAACACTTCACATCATATTGGTATTATATGATAATATATTACTATTAATGTAGGCTAGATGCCGAATAGATATCCCAGGAGGATAAATGAGTGATTTAGAGTCACCAGAGAGTTTTGATAAAGAATATGTCAAATCTTTAAGATCTGAAGCCGCAAGGTATAGAACAGAGCTTAAAGAAACAAGACTAGAACTTGATCAATATAAAACTCTTGAAAAACAAATTCATACTGTAAGAATTGAAAATGAATTAATTAGGAGAGGCGTAAAAGCAAATCCTGAGTGGATTGATTTTCAAGACGGTATGTCTCCATCTCAAGCCGTGGACAGTTTCCTGGAGAAATTTCCCCAATTTGTTGATGGAGTTTCGGAACCAGAAAAGGTTGAACCTAAAAAGGTCCCAAAAGCAATTTCGCCAAATCCGAATACCGCAAGCAAAGAAGCTCCTTATCCATCTGGAACTCTTGGTTCAAGAGATCTAAATGAAATAAAAAAGGATCCAATGGCTCGCAATAATATTCGTGATTTGTACAGAGATTTACTTAGAACTTCATCAAATCAAAAGGATAATGACTAAACATGGCTATTTCAAACAGCACAACACTCAATGACCTTATCGGTCAAATTGTGTCTGCAGATGCTCAGTCAGCTGCATATGCAAATAGAGTCATGCGTCCTCTCGTTCGTGGATATTCAGTTCCTGCAGGCGCAGGTTCAATTGTTGTTCCACGTTTCCAGAGCGTCAGCGTGGCTTCACTAACTGAAGGCGTTGCTCCTTCTTCAACCACAATGAACTCAGATGGTGTCACTTTGACTCCAGTTGAGCGTGGTACATACGTACAAATTTCAAAGCGCACACTTCATGCCGATCCATTCCAGGACCTTGCTCCTTATGGTGATCAGCTTGGTCGTGCACTTGCACAGGACGAGGACAGCCTCATTCTTGACGCAATGGACTTTGCAACTCACGTAAATGACAACTCAAACGCAATGGATGCAGCAGATTTCCGTGAGGCAATTGCTGCTCTTGAAGCTGCTAATGCTCCTGGACCATACTTCGCAGTATTCCATCCAAACAGCTGGGCAAAGCTTCGTGCAGAATTTGATGACTTCGCAACCTATGCTTCAGTTGGTCGTCAGACCGTTGAGGGCTTTGGCGAAGGCTTCACCAATGCAGCTGGTTATGTTGGTTCACCATATGGTGTCCCTTGCTTTATCAGCACTCAAGTCAATGATGACGGCGCTGCCACACCAAGCCGCAGATACAACGTGCTCTTCAGCCGTGAATCACTAGGCGCTGCTTGGATCAAGGACATCGGCGTTGATGTTGATGACAATGTTGTTGCACGTGCAGTTGACCTCATGGCTTGGTACAGCTTTGATACTGACAAGCTCGTTGACGCTTACGGTGTAATCTTAGAAGACACCTTGGCCTGATAGGAGATAAGACATGGCTACGACTAAAACATACGGAAGCTTAATCGCAAAGGCTTTTAACAAAGAAGTCGATTTCGACAGCGATACCATTAAGGTAGCCCTGTTGTCTTCATCCTACACACCAAACCAAGATACCGACGACTATTGGAATGACGTTTCTTCTTATGAAGTAACTGGTACTGGCTACACTGCTGGCGGTGCAACACTTGCCAACAAAGCTGTTACCTATACTTCTGGAACAAACGTTACCAAGTTTGATGGCGACGATGTTAGCTGGACTTCATCAACAATTACCGCAAGATATGCTGTAATTTACGATGCATCTCCTGCAACCGATTCTACTAAACCACTTATTGGTTATGTAGACTTTGGTTCTAACCAGTCATCATCCAGCGGTACCTTCTCAATTGTGTGGGATAGCGCAGGCATCTTTACTACCACGGCTGACTAAGGTAGTATAATGGACGCAATAGTTCAGGTGGAGGCCTCAGAGATTAGGGCCATAGTTACGAACACTAATGTCATCATTTATGAGGGGCGTCAGAATGATGATTTGGTCTTCACCTGGACTATTGTTGCCGATGGTGTATATACACTGTTGGAAAACTCTATAGTTACTAATGCCCCAAATTCTTCAACAATACTAGTATGAAGACAAGGGTCGGGGTTTGTGCCATTCCCCGGCCCTTAAGTTTTTAGGAGACTAAAATGACACAATATGCAAGACCAGATTCAAATGTAACCACAACAGGTTTTACTGGTTCGTATACGGACATTGATGAAGTCACTTACAGCATGTCTGATTATATTAGTGGTGATGGGCTCAATAATCAAACAGATTATTATTTTGAAGTAGGTCTTAGTGATGTAACTGATCCCAATGTTGGAACTGGTCATGTCCTTGGTGCTACATGGAATATGTCTTCTTCTCAGTCTCATACAATTAAAATTCAACTATATCAGGGTACCACATTAATTGCTACAGCTTTAAACTGGACAGGAACCTATAACTCAGGAAGTCCTGTAGGCGGTGGAATAAATGACAATAATGTGGTTAGTTATACATTAACTTCAACTGAAGCTAATAATATAACAGATTATTCTAATTTAAGAATTAGATTTTATTTAAAGAAAAATACTGGTTTAGGTGGTAGAACAGGTAGATTTGGATGGGGAGAACTCGCCGTACCTGATGCTTCAACTAACATTACTGTTAACAGTGGAAATCCCCCTGTAGTAACTGTTGGAGGCAACACAAACACAACAATTAGTACTTCAACAAATATATCAATTGATTCTGGAACAACTAATATTACTGTTGATGCTTTAGATTCTTTTGTTGATATTGGAACTCCAATATTCATCACTGTATCAAATACTCCAAATGTTAACATTGCTGGGAATGCCGCAACAATTACAACAACTTCTAGTGTTGAAATATTTGAAGGAACTGGCGGAACAAATACTTTAATTGCAGGACAACCAGCAACTATTACAGCTGATTTTAATGCAATAATAAATGCTGAAGTAACTAATATTAATGTTATAACAAATCATCCACCATCAGTATCTTCACAACAATTTGTTCAAATTGCTGTTAATGAATCAAATATTCAAGTAGGTGGAAACACACAGGTTCTTGAATTATATACTGCTTTAGTTAAGAAACACAATCCATATCACTATATTAAGGGTGATAAACATTTTGAAAGCCAAGAATCATTACCAGATAATATTTATTATGGTTTAATGAAACAACATGGTAGCGCAAGTTATCAATTATTATTATCGAATGCCGAAGGACCTGAAAATGGTTCTACATCTTCAGGAATTAAAGGAGATCCATCACTTGGAAGAATGGATGTTGCTGCAGTTTATGGAGATTCTGGCAGTGAATTCTTAAGTTCTAATGGAAGAGTTCAACCAGAGATATTTCCAACAGACGCAAATGCCACATATGAAATATGGATAAACACTGACGATACGCACGTTCCAATATTTTCTATAGATGCAGCAGATACGTTCCCTGCTGGACGATATAGAAATACTACTGTTATTGGTATTTATAATGGATATTTGTGTCAGTGGGATTTAACTTCTTCTTGGAATCCAACAAACCTTGTTCAAACTACAAATTATGTATCAGATGGTTCTTTTCACCATTTAGCTTTTACAAAAGAAACAAACCCAACTACTGGTCTTATAACTTATAAGAGTTATTTTGACGGACAAGAAACATCTACTGTTATATCAATTGGAACATTTACAAGATTCCCAGCTGGTGCACCAGAGAGCTCAACAGTCTGTCAGCCAGCAATATTAGGTGTTCATTCCAGTGGACCAAATGTTAATGGGACTTTTAATACATCATCTTTTGCATATACATTTACTGCTTCAATTGATGAATTTGCTACTTATAAAAAAACATTAACATCTGCAGATTTACTTGAACATTATCGATCTGGTCTTGGTTATATTGGAGTTACAGTAAATGCTAGCGTAACAGACATTGAAGTTGATGCAAAAGACTCAGCTTTGGGTGTTCAAATAAATCCAGTAAAAACAAATATTGGAATTACAGCATTGGGTGCATCAATTGCAACTGATGATAATGTTTTAATTTTAACAACTACATCAAATACAGATCTTGATGGAAAAGATTTTACTACATCAAATAGCGCTTCTGTTTCAATAGCTGTTCAAAAACATAACACATATGTTTTGGGCCGCAACGCACAAATATCAATAGCAAGTCTTAGCTTTAAATTTGTTTCTGCTCAAGATTTAGCTTTAGGAGCAAAAGATGCTACCGCAATTGAATCTTTACAATTTGGTGGCATGTTGTATAATCAGATAAAGAAACTTTTATTTAGACTTGGCAATACCGGAGATCTTCCTTGTAGATTTAATGTTTCAGTAACAAGCAACGAAACTACATTATTGCCAGCAATAAAGCTATCAAAAGATAATCAGACATATTCTAATTCAATTACTATTGAAAGTATACGTCCAAATGGAATTACAGATATAATCTGGGTTAAATTTGACGTAAACGAAATAGACGTTTTAGGACCAGGAACATTTTTAATTAATGTGGAGCAATTAAATGAGTAGTGCAATATACACAAATACTGGTATAGTTGAATCTTCTTGGAACTCAAGAGGATTAATAACTCATAACTTTATAAATAAAGGATTAATTGTTCAAGATAATGGTGTTCTTTGGGCAGTAGTTAGAGAAAACTTTCCAAGAAAATATATCAATATATATAAATCAACTGATAATGGTTTTAGTTGGAACAATTTATGGTCTGGAACATTTTCTGGATCTGGTAAATCAACTGGAATATCTGGACTAAATTTAAATGGTCCAGTAATGCATTTAGTTATAAATGAAAAATTAAAACTCATGCATTTATTTCATTCTTACTACAGTGGTGGTTATTATATTGAATTGTTTACTTTTCAAATTGGCGACAATAATCTAACTCAATTACTGCCCGCAAATGAATCTTGGGTAGAAGATTTTTATAATGTTGATATGGATTCATTAGCTTTTGATATTTCATATACTGATGACAGCATCTACATGACATATACATATGAATCTAAAATATATGTTAGATCATATCTTCACACCAATCTTGTTACTGAAGATGGTGGAGTTAATGGAACTGATGAAGACAATTTCTTTGATCTTATATCAACACATGCCGAAGACAATACAACATTACATATTTTAGGATTAAGAGATTTTACATCTACTTTTGAATTAGCTTACTTAGCTTATGATAAGATTTCTGGTACTTTTACTACTGCAAAAACAATTACATCAATACCAGCAGCAGATATAGTTGATATTAATTTATGCAGAGATGGTTTAGGCAATATGCTTGCGTACTGGTC